ATGAAAAACTTTTTTAAAAGTTATATCCTTCTAAAAAAAATAGACTCACACTCTCTTAGAATCTTGCTTCTATGTTTGATTACTATTGTTACACTAGGCATAATGCTTTTTGTAACTTCATTTATTTTAACTGGAATGCAAGAAGGTTTTTTTAATCGGAGTTTTTGTTTCAATAATACCTGCATTTCAAATTTTACTAAAGGTTACTCACAATCAATATTAATATTGCAAGCAACTTTCATATTGTTGGGGTTAGTCGCTAGCATAGGTGGAATAGTTGTTGCGTTGCTTGGGTATACTAATAGTGTCAGCGTGTCAGCTCTTGGCAACCATATATCACACTTTAAGATATTTCAAGAGTACTTATCATACGAAATAAATAAAAGAGATCGTCTATCCGCATCTTCATTTGATATATTCAAATGGTATAACATCATTTTTAATAAGTCTCGTTCTGGCTCTACATCCATATCTCAAGACTACTGCAATCTGATTGTAAAATTAAACAGTGCTATAAGTGACTCAAATACTGCATGTTCACTAGCCAAATCAGGTTCTTTCTCTTACGTAAGACATCAAAATAACATCACAAATTTGCTTCGAAATTTTGGAATAATCCATCCTCGATTGCCTAGAAATGATTACTATGAGGTTGAAGATCAAGTTTTTGAATTGATAGACAATATGAATAGAGAGTTTTGCTATTCATCATCCATAGAACCATTAGCAAAAAGGCTATATAGATAGTGACTGCAAGTTATTAAATACGATTAAGATTGATAGCGAAATAGATGAGAATTGGGTTAGTATTATTTAGGGAAAAGCATCAAAATATGAAAGCGTCATAATATGTAGCTGACAAATTCATCGAAAATGAAGATGTCAGCTTTTGGCACATAGCAGCCCCAGAGACAGTGGTGTAAAGTCATGGAGGGTCGGTGGGAGGATATTCAATTTCATTCATGCCGAAATACGGTAAAATCTATAATAGATGGAAATCATTCAATACTCGCACTATCGAAAGTCCACCATCCAGCCGCAGCAAGTCCTTGCATACGACGTGTCTGCGGGTTCAACTACCGCCAGCCAATCATGATTGGAGGGTGTAAGGACAACACCAACAAAAACAGGAAGTTATAAATCTCAGCAAGACACCGACCAGAAGGTGAAGAGACAAAAAAGGATACGCAAAGGAGCCGCAGTTCCCGAGTGAATAGCTATAGGCCACTTTATTTCTCGACCGCCATATATTTGACATGATTGAAGTGCGTTACTGTTATAAACAAGGAGAGTGTGTTGTTACCTGCTTGTAGTGACAGTAACTTCCATGCCACCGAAATGCTACAATTTATCAATTGATTTTATTCATAAATATAAGTTATTGTATCACAGTGTTAAAGCTAGTATCAGTGAGGGGATAATGAAAAAAAGTCGTGGCTTACGTGTACATATGCATATATCAAATCCAAAGATTACCAGAGTCAGCATTACATTAGCCAAAAAAGATAATCCTGACAGGACGAGAAGAGTTTCTATAAACTCAAGGTTTATTACTATAAAAAATGGGCGAGCATATTTAAATACCAGACAAATAAAAAAAGGCAACTGGGCAATAATTTCAAGCGAAAATATTCTCATCCCCGAAAATGTGCCTAAAATGACTACCAGTACAGGGCCTAAACGTGCAAATATTAAGAAGGTACTGTAATGCTTTTAGATAAAATACAGCAAGCATACTATGATGCGAGCGGTTCACTATCAAATATTAACAGGCAATCATGTCTAGGTGGGATTGCATTGATATGGTTATTCAAGGGAAGTATAAGTAATAGTTCAGTAGGATCTTCGTCTGAGACAATTCTATTATTTCCCAATACACTATATTGGTCATTAGTGTTCTTGGTTATGTCTTTAATAATGGATTTTCTGCAATATGCTGCAACCACTATTATTTGGGGAATGCTTGGTCGTAGAAGAGAAAAATATCTTGAGGAAAATGGACTTGATAAAAAAACACATAATTTAAAAGAACCACCAAATTGTATAAATTACCCCGCCTTATTTTTTTTCTGGATAAAAATAATGTTATCAGTCGTAGGTTTTTGTCAACTAACTACATTTATGTTTACGATAACCATTAGTTACTAATAGACAATGAAGTTATTTTTAAATTCTTTTATGATATTATTAACCCCATCAAAAGGCGTCTATTAGCTGCCTTAAAACGAGGAGTATGGATTATTAATCCCATACTCCTATTAACAAGAAATCGAGAGAGCTAAAGTATTAAAGCTAGCGATGTTATTGCTTGCGGAAATTTGTGAGATAGCGGACAACTTCCGATTTTTTTATTCTACTCCATGCAAATTGCATGCAAAACACAGTGTTGGTAAACTCAGTAGCAACCATTCATAGAGAAATTAACGAGAGAAAAATGGATAAGTTTTCAATTGGTAAACCTTTCAAAGTAAATGACTACGTGACATACCCGTGCCCAAGTTGCGGAAGAAGCAGTTTGAAATTAAATAAAGAAAAATTTTATGCAAAGGTAACTAGTGAATCACATAATCTTATTGAGATTCTCGGCTCCGATACAGAACTGATTAAAGAGGTTTTTACTGCGGTTCTGGTATGCGAAAATCATGAATGCGAGGAAGTTGTCGTCTGCTCAGGCACTGGTTATGTTGAGATGGATATTACTGTAAATGATCGAGATGAACAGATACAGGAGTACTTTAGCTATTACATCCCCAAAGTATTTATCCCTCCGCTACAGTACATAGATATCCCCACAACATGTCCATCTGAAGTATATGAGAATTTGCAAGAAGCATTTTCACTGACACTACTTTCGCCAAGCTCAGCAGCAAACAAGGTTAGAATGGCAATAGAGAATCTTTTATCTGAATACAATATACCAAAATACAAATTAATTAAGCGGAAGGGTAAGTCCAAGCGCGAGCGGTGCCTCATGTCTCTTCATGAACGAATTACCATAGCTGCACATAGAAAAAAAACATTTGGAAAGTTAGATGGACTTTTATTTGCTGTTAAGTGGTTAGGTAATGAAGGGAGTCACGCAGCATCAGGTTTAACTCAAAGTGATCTGTTTGATGCGTACCGACTGACTGAGCACATTCTCAACGTGCTCTATCCATCAGGAGTAGACCTTCAGAAAAGGGCACTGGAAATAGTAAAAAACAAGGGCGTGAAAAAAACGAAAACGAAGCCACCTCAAACACCAGCTGTAAGATAAGATGAAAAGACTGTAGGCTGAACTTTTGTCAGCCTATTTATGTTCTTACTACTCTACATTACCTTCGTCATATCTGTATCCATGCAGCCATGTTAAAAAATCAACAGAAAAAACCATAAAATCTTCTTCGTATAATGTGTCAGGTATATTTTTATTGAACTTTGTGCCACTGATTTTATCTTCAAAATCAACTCACATTCTGCACAGTTCAACGAATTACGTTGCAGAGCGGTGTTCTGGTCATTTGTTGATACGCGTACGTAGCCAATAAGCATGGTGGATCTCCCTGACAAAAGCAGGAATGATGCCATTTGCTCGTTATTTCTACATTTTCATAAACGTTGGTTTGGGAGAATTATCTCTGGCTGGCACTGCATCGGGTGTCATTGGCCTGAATGGGTATGTAACGATCCCGTTAATTATTTCAGGTTCCCGGAGAACACTGATTATTCAGTGGGGGCAGGCGAGATTTGGTGGGTCTGGTGGTGAAGATGCCGGATATCTTAACGATTTTCCTTTTGCCTTTCCGTCAGCATGTTATGGAATGATAGTTAGTCATGTGGGGCATACACCTTCAGGCGCAGGAATCCTGTCGGCTTCTGCAATTACATCAAATCAGTTCCGCGGTTTTTCAAGCATAGCGACTGCTGCAAACGCTGTATTAGGTCGTTATATCGCTATAGGGGTGTAATATGTTTTATAGTCCATCTTTAAACATTTTTGTGAATCCTGCACTTAAGGATGATTACATTAATGCAAATTCATGGCCAGATGATGCTCTGGCTGTCAGTGATGATGTTTATAATGAATTTGCAATCAATACGCCTCCAGATGACAAAATTCGTGTTGCAGGAAAAAATGGATTACCCACATGGGCACTAATACCTCCACCATCACATGAAGAACTTATTCAACAGGCAGAATCAGAAAGGCAATTATTGCTTAATCAGGCCAACGAATACATGAACAGTAAACAATGGCCCGGTAAAGCCGCTATTGGTCGTCTGAAAGGCGAGGAACTGGCGCAATATAATTCGTGGCTGGATTATCTGGACGCACTGGAGCTAGTCGATACTACCGGTGCGCCAGATATTGAATGGCCTACACCTCCGGCAGTTCAGGCCAGATGACATCCGGCGCGGTGCTGGTATCTGTTGCCGCCACCGCGTCAATGTAATCCAGCACGGCGCTAAGTCGGGTTGTTTCTGCCTGCGTCAACTTCCGTCCGGCCTGTAATTTCAGCTGAATCAGACTAATGGAAGCCATTGCTGTATCAATCAGTGACTGGCGTTGTGCTTCTGCCACTTCTACTGCAGCACCGTGTTGTGCCTCAGTATCTGTCACCCATTTCTCACCATCCCATTTATCGTATGGCGTTAACGGTGCGATAGTGGTTGTATTTTCAGGGTAATCACCCGGAGCTGTGATTTCTTTGGTATCTCCCGTTTCGGTGCTATAGACAATTTCACTGCGATGGTCTGGCACATATTCCCATGAGTTTAAATCCATCGAACGGCAGATAGCATAACCCGCCTTATGTATGCTAGGGGCATCTAAACAGGAATATGCAGGGATACCGACACCAACGGCAAGATATTCAGTTGATGTGGAAATATATTCCCGTGTTTCGCCATCATAGTTATAGACGGTAATATTCCCCGCCTTTGTAGCAATAAACTCGCTATTTAATACAGCGTTATCCATTATGCAGCCCTCACGATATAGTTAAATGCAATATTCCGTGGACGGGTTTCATTTATCCCATATGCTGTTGTTCTCTGATTCCCGACAAAATATCCATTTGGATTAGAAGATACAGAATAATCATCAAAATCAAGTGGGCTATCAGCACCCGGCGTCAGGCTTGCAATATATCCTCTTCCCATAACTTCTGATGCTGGTATTTCTTTTGTACGATAATCACTAACTCTGAAGAGCTGCCCTTGGTGGGTGTGTGATTCCACTCCTCCATTCTGAAGACTTAGCAAGGCACGTACAGCATCAATACCACGCCCGTCATCCCAGCCACGAATAAATTCACCGCGTAAATCAGGCAATTTATTTGTCGGGTAAGCCTTTGCCAGTTCCGGGTATTCTTCAGCAGAAAAAGCTGCACCGTTGCATTTCAGCCAGCCTGTTGGCGGTGTGGCTGAAGGCCATGGAACAGGCACACCAACAGGTAATGCAGAGCCTTCTCCCAAACCAAGGTTTTCGAGAGCCGTTTTCACCGTGCCATCCGATTTGATATCGCCAAACGGATTCTTGCGGCTTAACAGCAGCGCACGAAGCGCGGTAAGCAGCTGGTCATGCCGCCCCTTCTCCAGGCTGGCACCGGATGCCTCCACCACGCTGCAGAGTTCTTCCTGCAACATATCAAAGTAGTCATCATCAAGATCGGTGGCAGGTGTGCCGGTCTGGGGGTTACCACGGGTAAAACCGTTTTTACCCGCGCCGAACTTATCCTTCTGCGCGGTTTTCGTGTCTATACGATGCATGGATTACTCCGGATATTTAAAAATTACGTAGGTATGCGACGGGCAGAGTTTGTTAAGCACGCACTCGACAACGGTGTCCCCCCAGATACGCAGTGCGGAATCACAGGGATCGCCACATGTCATCCAGGTGGTGTTGGTGGCGGCTGGCATGTTGACCTGCCAGTAATACCGCCATTCCGGCGCATTCACCGCGTCAGTACAGGCAGATGAGCAGGTGAACGTGCTTTTGTCGTATCGCGTGATGGTGGCGTCTGGTCTGCCCAGGGCAGCAAGCTGTGCAAGGTAAAAATCCTCATTGATGCCGCCCGCCAGATTAACCTTCGCATCCAGCCGTTGCTGACGCTGGCGAAGGGTCTGCGTCCCTGCCGGAATACATTCATCCGGCAGGCCGCACAGACGCTCCCAGCGGTTTATCAGTTCGGTGGTTGTGCGCGGATCCAGCTCCCGCATCAGGGCATCCGCACGCTGATGAACGCGGGTTAATGACGGTGCCGCACCGGCAATCGCCGGATCGCCGGCTGACCACGCCGGACCGGGGGGCAACAGTGCCGACAACAGACGGATGTAATCATCGTTTGTCACGTCCATGAAATCGTCCCCAGAACCGCCAGTTCATTTTTCGCAATGGAGATATTGTCTGCCGGTGCAAGCAACTGATGGCTATATTCCCCGTTCGCACCGGAAATCGCCTCACTGATACGCGATACCTTCAGTTCTCCCTGCGGATAACCATCACGCAGAAGAAACGAACGCAACTCCGCGGTGATGGCAGCCCGTATTTCCGGTGTGTCCGGCATCACGCGGATATGAAAATCCACCGTATGCGCCACCGGCCTGAATACATACAAATCAGAGCCTGCCACCGGGGCCAGTGGCTCGATATGTTGTCTTGCCGCCGTTTCCGTTGATTCTTCCGGAATGGGATTAATCAGGTCACTGCTGGCAATCATCACACCGACAGTTCCCGTTCCCATCCAGTGACGGTATGTCCATGCGCGGGTAATGCCGGGCACTTCTTTAGCCCAGACGACATAGTCCCCGTCAGCCCCGCCCTGCGGCGTCCAGTAATACCGCTCAATGACGCGGGCGCGCCACGTTTCCAGCTCTTCAGTATCAAATCCACCTGTCAGGGTATCTGCCACGCCGGAAGACGGCAGACCATTCACCGGCGTGACCAGGATTAATGCTGTACCGTCGTCAGCGTTACCGACCGCGCCTGCACTTGAGCAGGCGATCGGCACGCGCAGGACACCACCGGCGCTGGTTGCATCGGCAGTTGCCGTGTACTGAACCAGGTCATCGCGCTGAATAACACTCCCGGCGGTCACCTTCAGGCCATCGCTGACGCCTTCCCAGCGCATATACCCGCTGGCAGTCGTGGCCCCCTTGCGCGAACACCGTTTCATCGCAGCATGTCGCGCCAGCCAGGACTCATCGCACAGGTCAGGCAGCATGTTCAATGCCAGATAATCGATGTACCCGTAAACCGTATGCAGCGCCGCCGCATACACCTTTGCCCGCACGTCTTCATCCATGCGCCGGAGCGTGTCGCTGACGTCCAGCCTGGCGAATAAATCGTTACGGAGCATACTGATATTTTCTGCCAGCGTCGGGCGCTGAAATTCACTGTCCGCCATGCGTTATCGCACTCCACAGATCATCAAAAGAAATCATTACTGGTCCATCACGACGCCAGAGGGTGATACTGTTACCCAGCACATTAATCCCGGTGCGGCGGATATCCAGATCAATACGGGACACCACGCCGTCATCAATCATCCATTGCAGGCATTCGCGGATATACCCCCTTACCGTCTGCACCAGCTGATTGGTCAGTTTGCTGCGCTGAAGCAGCCACAGTCGGGAGCCGTAACGGTCATTCTGTACCGCAGGCCAGGTATCCCCCCACCATCCCATCGGGACGTCGGCATTGTCATCAGGCTCCGCCCGCCGCCAGGTGAACAGGGAAATCACCACGGCGCGGGTCAGCGGATCCAGCGGTGCGCTGGCGCAGGTGCGTTTACCGTTCACCGTCAGCCACAGTTCCATCATGCCTCCATCGCTTTATCAGGTTTGTCGGTGTTACTGCCCTGACCGTTCTCTCTGTGACGATGCCCGTTATAGGCAAGCCGCATCGCTGACATGGTGGTGCCGGTAGAGTCGCACAGGTCTTTCACCTGTCCTGTCACTTCCAGGTCCATTTCAAAACGTGCTTTAAGTGAATTGCGAAACGTGATCGTTTTACCTGCACCGTCCACCACGATCCCCTCCCGGGTCAGCGTCACGGACTGCCCCTGATCGTCATAGACCGCCACCTCACCCGTCTGCAGCCCTTTCAGGCGGTAGCGCCGGTCCGACACCGTAACAACCACCGCATGAGAACGGTCACCATCCGGAAACAACACCACCGCTTCCGCACCGCTGTTTGCCCTTGCGGTAAAACCGTAGGGTTCAAGATGTTCAACCCCGGCTTTGGGTTCACCGGCAATCAGGGACACATCCACGGTCTGACATTTCGTGGCGGCACTGATGCTTTTCACCACTGCCCGCCCAATCAGGCCGAGGAGTTGTCGCTGCATGGCTTCAATCGTCCTCATCAGAACGGGTCCTCCTGTACTCTGGCTTTTTTCTTTTTCCGCGCGCCGGGGGCTTCGGGTTCAGGCAGATAAGCATCAGGTGGGCCGACACGGATTTCCGTCAGGGTGCCGTTCTGGTCCTGAGTAAACGTGACTTCCGAGACAAGCAGTTCGGTATTGTCGAAACCACAGACCGGATCGAAGACAATCACCCGCTGGTTGGGCTGCCACAGCGTACCGTTACCCTGTCGCCAGCCCTGCACCACATAGGTGGTTTCATCCGTCCGCGCCGCCCGTTGTCGGGCTTCAAAGTCAGCACGCGCAATACAGCCTGCCCCCGTGGCCTGCCCTGTCTGCCTGATATACATCGGACGGTAACGGGCAATAAATGCGTCCTCTGTGCGGGCCCGCAGCGCGGTGGTGGTGGCCTCACCGAAATCATCGTCGTTTCCGGCACGCTGCCCCGCCACCTGGTAAACTGAAAACCGCTCCCGGATACTCTTCTCCGTATCACAGGAAAGGATGTTTTCCCCAAGTACCAGCGCGGTATGTGCCCGCGTTGAGCCAATACCGCCAATCACCAGCCTGCCGTGCGGGTCGTCATAAGCCAGCGCCTGCTGCTGACCGAGTATTTTGTTGATTACCTCGATCACCGTTTCACCGTGATCAGGCTGGACATCAGGAATAACACCCGACGGCGCACCGCTGTTCACCACCTCAATGCCGAAAGGCGCAGCAAGCGCCTGCGCAATCTGTACCAGCGATCGTCCGTTAAACTGTGTCGGTTCGGCTGCACAGTCAATCAGGTCAGCAGTCAGACTGCGTCCGGCAATACCGGTGCTGACCGAACGGGCATCGTAACGAACGGGCGTCGCCTCCACCCAGCCGGTGATCACCAGCTCATCACCAATCAGCACCTCCACTTTTGAACCGTTTTTAATGCGCGGCTGAAGCGTGGTGATACCCTCATCTCCCGGCCACTGGCGGGTGATCTCCACACTGAAATCCCGCGCCAGTCGTTCAACACCGGCACCGATGCGCACTGATGTCCAGCCATTCCACTCCCGGCCATTTACCCGTAGCGTGACGTTATCGTTCATTGCACTGGCACCTTCAGAGGGATCACCGGCACAAAGCCGGGATGCGTAATGGCATTACGCCGGATAATGTCCGCGTCACGCGCCGCGTTATCAAACCAGGTCGCCGCCAGCACCAACGCGGGTAAAACCTCATCCGGCGTGCGCTGAATGATCCGTGCAGACTGTTCAAGGCGCGTGTTGATATCCGCATTCAGATCTGCTTTCACCCGGCGCAGCGCCAGAAACAGCGCATCACTGGTTGTACGGGACAACTCCTTATCAATTGCCGTATTCAGTGTGTCGCGAATGTCAGTCAGTTCTTCCCACGTCGACAGATCAACCGTGTTTTTCACCGCCGGTGCATTGTTCAGTGCCGGATGCGTAACGGAAGGCCAGCCGGTGCTCTGCGCAGCTGTTGTTGCCTGCCCTACTGCGGCATTCTGCATCACCGCGGAAGTTGTTGGCGCAGGCAATCGGGTGACGGCATACGCCGCTTCGCTGATTGCGGTCGTACGAAGGGTGCTGGCAACCACGTTACGCTGCTGCGTCGCCGTAGCGGTGGTTTTACTGTCCGTTTTCCAGACGCCGCGCGGTTGCAGATCGCTGCCGAGGCTGACACCGGAAAGCGTTTTGATCATGGTGACCAGGTCGCTGGCGTTACCATAAAGGCGTTTCCCGGTACGCCACATTTTCTGCACCTGCTCAACGAAATTTTTGCCTGACGATGGCGGCGGCAGAAGTACCGAGATATCCCCCTGCAACAGCCTGGCGGCATCCGATACGGCAGAATCCACCACTTTCATCGCATCAGAAATATACCCAAGCATTGTGCCGGCATTACCGACGACGTCGTTCTGCACAAAATCTGCCACGCCATCGATACTGAAACCACTGAAACTGTCACTGATGCAGTCATCCAGTGCAGAACAGGATGACATCAGCGTCTGCGCCGTCGCCGCACCTGATGTGGGGTAAGAGAGTTCTCCCGCTTCGACAAACTTCAGGTCAAAGCGGACAATACGCCCTTCACTTTTCGATGTGCTGACCCGAACTTCCCCGTCAACACAGACTTTCAGCTCACCATATGTCGGGTGGACAAGCGTGCCGGGACCGGGTTTATTCAGCGCTTCAATCAGGCGATCGCGCTGGTCAAAGCAGTCATCTCCCACCACATAAGCTGTGATGGACGGGCGGAAAGTGACTTTTCCCAGATCTTCGGTATAGGGTTTGTCGCGGTTCGGATATTCGTGTGTTTCCACACGACGGCCGGTTCCCGCACTTTCTTCTTCAACCTTAAACGGCACACCTCGAAATGACGCATCCTGAAGCCTGTCTTTCCACGTCATATACACTCCGAAAATAAAAAAGCCACCTATTAGAAGGTGGCCTTGTAATGAATTTTATTAATTAGCGAGTCAGAAACAACGAATCTTTATACTTTTGCTGTTGTTCATTTAAATACTTAGCTGTTTCATCGCTGGCAAATGGAAATATTACCGTATTTTTAGGCATGGTAATTTCTTTTTTGTCCAGCGTCAGAGTAAACATAGGAACATACTGAGCAGAGTAACGCACCGCAGAAACGAGCTCTAGTTTAGACTCTTCAATAACACTTAAATTATCCAGGCTAACTTTCTCTTCATCTTTTTTCTTTGACGCATTTAAAGTTTTTATTACTTTATTTAATTTCTCCTGAAAATCCTCCTTAAAGTTTTCAGGATTGCCGTCGACAACAAGAATCTGTTCACCCTGATTATCTGGAAAAATAATCTTTGCACTTATCAATTTATTTTCTTTATAAACATCACCAAGTTTTATAGCTCCTCCAGATAACTGAATAATATGTTCATCTTTAAAGGAGATGTTGCCAGAGATTATGAGAGATGAAAAAATAGCCGCTACTCCAAGAATTACACTTGCTGTGATATAGCCTTTCATTTTTCGCCTATTAACATTTTTCTAAATGTGCATTAATTCTATCACTCTATTTATGACTTACAACCAGCAATACATGTGAGGGGAATTCTGGCTACCAAAATCGGGTATAGCCAACATCGTGATTTATATCAATGCCACTGGAGCGTGTTTCCGTAACCCGCATACCTGGTGGCATATTTATAAATGATACCTTGATCTCACCATCAACTTTTGGCGCGGTAGCTTTATTAATCATGAAGGGATTCGAGCCTGTGGCATCGGAGGCGTTGTTTGCCTGAGCCGGATCCACCGCCGGATAAGGAGTGTATCCCCGTGCCGGTATTCCCGTCCCATAAGCATCATAAGCACCCGCGCCCCACTGCGCCGAGTTAATGGTATCGACCGTGTCACCGGAACTGTCGGTAAACCATTCAATAATCGGCTTCAGCTTATCCCACATATCCTGAAACCACTTAACAACCGGTCCCCAGTTATTGATCACCATCCCCAGCGGCGACCAGGCAAAAACTTTCTTAAGGAGTTCCCAGCCAGCCTCAAAATAAGGACCAATGGTTTCCCAGAGTTTCTTAAAATAAGGTCCAACTACATCCCAGTTAGTGATAATTAATCCCGCAGCCAGAGCAATCGCCGTCGCAATCATGCCAATCGGCGTCATCGACATGATCCTGCTGACAATACTGATGGCACTGCCCACGCCCATCAATCCCAGTTTCAGAATCGCAAGACCGGCAGCAAGCCCGACGACGCCGCGAATAACCCGGGGATTTTCATCCGCAAACTTCGTGAATTTTTCCCCCAACTCCCCCAGCCATTGCGTGATATTTTTAGCGTCACCAGAAAATGCGCCGCCAATAGCTGCAAGACCGTTAGTTGCGGTCCCCATCATTGCCTCCCACAGGTTGGACAGCGTACCAAGCTGTGCCTGAACACGTTTATTCAGGCTGGCCTGTTTATTCATCTTCTGCTGGATCTGATCGTAACCATCCTTTCCTTTATCGATCAGAGCATTGACCACCTGAAGGGTTTCGGCATCATCACCAAATATTGCCTTAAGTACACCTGTTCGCTTAACGTCGGTCAGTTTTCGCAGCTTTGCCAGTTGCTTAAACATGTTATCAAGACCGCCAAAACTCCCTTTGCCGTCAGTAAAATCGAGCTGCACTCCGAGTTTCTGGCGGGCCATGACTTTATTGACGTCCCTGATTTTCTTAACGCTTAATCCGGACTGGATAACTTTTCGCAGGGCATTACCTGCCGACTCCCCGTTCATCCCCATCTGATCCATCATGACGCTGATGGGGGCAAGGCTCTGTGCAGCCTGAAGACCGTCCTTGTTCACCATCTTCAGAACAGAACTGGTTTTAGTGAAGAAGGACAACATGTTGGTATCGTCAACGCCCAGATAAAACGCCTTCTGGATAGTGTCGAACAGCCCCATCATGTCTTCTGACGCCGTTCCGGTAGCATCCTGCATCTTTGCAGCAAACTCAGCAGCCGCTTCCGGTGTTTTTTTCAGTTGTACCGCAAGATAAGCTGTCGCTTTACCCACACCGCCAAGAATATTTTCTGCCGGGATCCCCTGACGCACCAGCATCTGCATCATGTTCTGGAAATCAGCCGTTGTACCGGGTAGCTGGTTACCCAGGCCAATAGCCAGTTTATTGATGTCCTGAAAGCTCTTTCCGACCTCGCCGTTCGCATCCATCATGGCGACTTTCAGCCCGGTGGCGGCGTTTTCCTGATCGGCATAAGATTTCAGGGAAAGCGTCAGACCCGCTGCCAGTCCGCCACCAAGCGCCAGCCCACCCTGTGATGCTTCTTCCGCCTGGCGTTTAAATCCCCGGATTTTCTTTTGCATTTTCGACAGCGCGGGAGAAAGTCTGTCGACACCGGTGATCAACGCCTTAAGCTCAAATTCAGCCATGTGTGCGTTTCTCCTGCTCTATCCTGTTTGCCTGACTGACCAGCAAGGGAATTTCACTGATCGGCATATTCAGCAATTCGAAGGGATTAATGCGCCAGTAACTGGCGCAGTCAAAGAAGCGATCAGTGAGGTATTCAGCCGTCAGGCCTGGAGGAAAAAACCAGCCACAAGCCACGCCGCAGCATTCAGGTCTGCCGGAGACATCTGGTCGACAGAGTTTTGCGGCACTTTCGCCAGCCGCACAATGTATTTCGATACCACATGCGCCAGAAGTCTGACTGACTCATCCTGATTCATCTGGTAGGGATACCCCAGCTCGCGGACATCTTTCCCGGTGGGCTCATCAAACTCAAGTACGGAGAGTGTCTCGCCATGAGCAGTAATCGGTTTCTTTAACTCAAGCTCTTTCATTACTGGTAATCCCCTTCTTCACCGTGGAACTCAAGATCAACCGTGCCTTCTTCGGCATTATGGTTCGCTTCGCCGTGCAGCCAGGCAGACGACAGTACATAGACCTGACCGTTCGCCAGCTCGGCAGTGATGGTCATCTCATCAGACGAGGTGATTTTGCTCACCGGAAAATTCTTCGGCACCTTGAAGGTCCCTTTGACATAGGGCGCACGGTGAGTTTCCTTGCGGTCCACTGAACCGTCCAGGCCGATGATGTCATCATTGACCGTCCTGTTCATGGGCACCTCAATGCCGCCGGTCAGCGATAGCTGCTGACCGTCAATTTTGAAATAACAGGTTCCCCCGATACGGGCCATTATGCAGACTCCTCTGAATACTGAAGACGGAACTGGTTAACCACGGCAAAGACACGCAACTGGTTAACATAGTCAGGCGGGAACAGCGTGTTCAGGCGGTTCGGATCGCTGGCATCACGCTCCACAACCAGGTACTGCTTAAACAGTTCGTAGTTTTCCACGATCCCCGCACGCTCAAGCTGACGGTAGGTTGCCAGCAGTTCCCCTTTGATCACCGCCGGGGTGACAATCGCCTGACCGGGACCAAAGCGGGTACCGTCACTGGCAAGCTTGTGACGCCCGTACTTACTGGTAATGACGGATTTCAGTTTGCGCAGTACATACGCGCTGGTATGCAGTATCTCACTGTCGAGGTAGCTGTTATCCGCAACCCCGTAAGCGTTTTTCCTGTACGTGGTGACATCACGCTGAATGCGCAGTACCCCGCTTTCGACATACGCCGTTGCCACGCCATGAGACAGCAGGGTCTGTTGTTCGGTCATCGTGAACCGTTTCCCCTTCGGCGCAGGCAGCATACCCACCAGCTCACCGGTCTGCGTGGGACGTGCCGGATCGTTGCGAATAAACACCGCTGCGCGGGCGGTACGGCTTGCCGCCAGTTCGTCGGCAGGCGTCTGGGTCTCTTTTTCGTACCCCGCCAGGGTAATGTGCTGCTGGTTAAACTGGTCACCTGCGGTCACCAGTTCTGACAGCGTGCCGATCTTTGCCGTATACACATGACCATACAGCTGACGCGCATAGCTCCAGCGACCGCTGGTATCGTTCATCTCGGTCACCAGCGTGTTAACGGAGGCCGTGTCGTTGAACGGCAGGCCGATATAATCAAACGGCTCATCCGCCATTGCAGCCACCGCGCCGGTGAGAACCGGAGCACCCGTTCCGGCGGTACCCGTCGCCACGGCAATCTGTACGCCCGCTGGCAGCACTTCGCCCCCACCAAAGCCGTAGTAATTGAGGCTGACAGGAATTTCATTCCCGCAAAGCCCCTTATGACGCGCGGTCAGTGTGACCACGCCTGCCGAAGATGAAGCCGTAAACGGCAGGGTCGGAACGGCATTGATGGCATTCTGAATACTACTGGCAATCATCGTGACGTTATCGCCGTTAGTCACCGGTGCCTGCACGCGGGTACGTCCCACATACACATTCACCGTGCCGGTTTCGGTTGCCGCCCCGGTCACCGTCAGCGTAACCGTTGCCGCCGCGCCTGTGGATTCAGGAACGGCAATCACATACAGTTCACCAAACGGGTCAGTCTGGCGATAAGCCTCGACCATACGCGCCAGCTGACTTCCCGCACCACAAATCTGGCGGGCATAGTCTGCCGACGGCATCAGTACCAGACTGTTGGCAACAATTTCTGCACCGTTATTGGCATGACCAATCAGCAGCGATGCTCCGCTGTCCTGTGCAGTATTCGCCGCCTGGTTATCCATTTCCGCATAAAACAACGGAACCAGCGTATTCGACGGAATGGTGTTAAAACTTATCGTCATCGGTATTCACCTTTTTATTCACGCGCCGGATATCACCCGCTGCTTCACGGCGCAGCCAGTAGTTGTTCTCGTCAACATTTCGCCCTTCGGCGGGCAAAAGGTCGCCGCGGGCAGGGTCAGGAACTGACCGCCCTTTAACAGGTTTGACAAACATGAGGATCCTCAGGAAGGAAGGGTTATTTCGGTGTGATGTTCGATATCGCCGTCAGGCCCGTTACCGGGCTCGAGATAATCAACATCAATCGCCAGCGTTTGCAGTTCATCCAGACTGTTCAGATCATCCTGCTGGCGGGTATCGTCTTCAGTCAGCTCGCTGATGACCGAAAAATCGAACTGATAAATCAGCTCATGACGATTCAGATCCAGCAGCGTGCCGCCGTCATAGGTAATCGGGTTACCGCACGCCTCCGGGTTCCAGCCCAGCAGAGCCTTAAAGAGCATCTGCCGGACATCGTCCACCACATCATACGAAGCAAACTGACCGCGCTCATCACGCCCGTTACTCAGTATGACAACCACGGAGAAGCCCTCTTTCAGCTCCTGCCAGTAGTCGGTCTGGCTTTTGTTTTCTCCCGGAGAGTCATCACCCGGTACCACATACGCCGCCGGGAGTCTCAGCTTTCCGACCTCCGGCAGATTTTTGAACTGTGCCGCGCCTGCCACCCGGTTTTCAAAATACGGGCAGCGGGCACGCAGCGCAGCAATAACAGGCGTCAGTTTCATCTGTGTCGTCGCTCCGGCTTCAGTGATTTACGCAATTCCCGCGCCAGAAAATAGCGTGTCCAGCTGCGGTTCTTTTCAAGCGTTTCCACCATGAAGTTATTACGTGGAGCCAGTCGCCAGCCGCTGCCACCGGATGCACCACGATGATGGCTGCGACGACGCTTTGCCCATCGCCTCACGCCATAGAACAAAAAAGCCGGATAAAAATCACCGGTGATACGGCGGTTTCCCTCTCCATTACGCTGGTTAGGGGCTATACGTGTCATAAAACCGGCTCGCTTTTTACTGGCTCTGGGTACCATGTAACCAATCGAACGAGCCAGGCGTCCGGTCTGATAACCGGGGTTTTCACCCGGTGTCGACCGCGCACGGCGCATCACCAGCCGACGGGCATCACGCATATGACGCTGACCAATCGTGACAAACGCCCGCCGGACACGGGCGCGGTTAAAGCGCATCTCCGCGGGCTGCTGAAAATCAACGTGCAAAAAGGAAGTCGTCATTGTTGCCTCCGTGACTCTGCCTACATTCGCCCAGCTCCGTACACTCCAGCAGCAGAAAGCGCCGCGCCCCGTTCAGATCGCGCTGACGTTTCACCCGGTACACACTGTCACCGCAGACCACCTCATAATCAGCGGTGATCCCCCGGCGATAACGAATGGTGATGTAATGGGTGATGGCGTCCCCGGTCTGCGCGGTTTCCTGCCAGGTGGTGGCACTGGTCTGGATAACCTTCGCCCATGTCCGGAACGTAACCGGGTATTGAGGCTCCACGCCAAAGTTATCCGCAGGCACATCCACCCGCAGGCGGATCAGGACGCGTTTATTCAGTTCACCGGGGTCCGGCAGAATGTAGGTTGCGCTGGTCTGCGCCTGACGAATTTTCATTGCGGAAAGTACCTGTACGGGCCGACAAGCCAGCCAAAACTCTGCGGCATGTCGAGTTTCTCCACTTCCGTAACCGACGAGCGGTTTTCGTAAAAATGGCTGATAAGCATCAGCATCCCCAGACGAATATCATCCGGCAGGTGCAGCCCGTCCGGATCGCTGTCCGGAATGGTTTCATCCGGTGCATAGAGCTTCCGGTTCAGATACGTTTCCGTCCGCTTTTGCGCCGCACAGGCCAGCAGTTGCAGATGGCGGTCATCAGCATCGAAATCCTCATCCAGCCGGAGTTGGGCTTTAATCTCTTCCATTGTCAGAAGCATACTCAGCCCTCTTTACTGGTCGTGGCTTTTTTCTCTTTTGTCGCTTTACTGCTTTTTGCACTGGTTCCGCGTTCTGCTAACCCGGCCTGAAGTGCAATCTCCTGCACCCGGGCAGGAAGCGCCCCGTCGCCATACTCACCGGCCCGAATGACCTCAACACGCATACCGTCCGGTGACCATTTCAGATCTTGTTTCAGGATCATGATTCTTTCACCTGTCAGAACAGGGGGCGCGGTTCCGCGCCCCTGAATGATTACGCCGCAGCAATCTTCAGCAGTTTGATGGCCTGCGAATCGACCAGCATGCCGCCGGTGCGCTTGGTGGTATAAAAACCGACAAACGGTTTATTGGTGTACGGATCGCGAAGAATGCGGGTACCGATACGGTCAACGATGGTGTAACCCCGTTTGAAGTTACCAAATGCAATGGCTTTCGCATCCGCGGCGATATCCGGCATCTGCTCGTTTTCAGCGATACCGTAACCCGCCAGAGAGGATGGCTGCCCCAGTTCCAGCCCAGGACGCCACAGATAGTTACCCTCGGTGTCTTTCAGCAGACGAATGGCAAACAGGCTGTTGTTGTTCATCATGAACTTCGCACCGGTGCGATGTGCCTTACGCAGCGTGTAAATCAGTTTGATAATGGCATCAGCGGTCACCGCAGTCGCTTCACCGGATACAATATGCTGAAGTTTGCCAAACGCCCGGACCTTGTCGGTTTCATCCGTGGATTCATACGCCAGGAACCCTTTCGGCTTCTTGGTGCCATCGCCGGAGGTAAAGGCAATTTCTTCCTGTTCGGCAAATTCGGTTGCCAGCTCGCTGTTGATCCAGGCCTCCACGTTGAAGAAGGCATCGTCCAGCATTTTCTGGGTAGCCTGCGGGTTGCCGTAGATTTCCCCCATGAGAGGTTCAATCAGCTCCAGTCTGGAGGTGGCAGTCTGGGATCGCGTATCCGTTTCCCCCACCCATCCGGAAGCCGTACCGCCCAGATTCACCAGTTTTTTGTAGTCGGAACCGCCAACGGTGATCACCGTGGCTTCCTGACGCATCACCACTTCATCTTTCAGCAGGTTAAGAATGTTGCGATCCAGTTCTTCCGGCACGGCGTAGCCACCGTCTTCATCGGTACCCACCTGCAATGCCTTACGCTCCAGATCGCGCAGACCGTCTTCACGGCCTTTACGCAGGAAGCCCACAAACGCCTCTTTATGCTCGGTGGCCAGTTTATTTTGCGCTCCACCAGCCGGACGTTTCAGCTCAAGCAGCTCTTTTTCAAGGTCGCTTTTGAGATTTTCCAGCTCGCTGAGTTTCCCGTTCAGAGTTTCCACCTGCCCGGCAAGTTTGCCTTTTTCCTGCTCAATCGCATCCACGCGCTTGTCGTTCTTTGCTTTGAAGTCGTCAAACTTCTGCTGCAGCTCCTGCGCGACCTGTTCGACATCTTTAATATCAACCGCCATCGTATTTCTCCTGATTAGAAGTTCAGATTTTTCAGTGCATTCAGTGCAGAGCCCACATCCTCAGCGTCGCGCAGGGACAGTGCGCCATAGCCCCCGGCCATGAATGCTTTGGCCTGGGTACGGGAGAGTCCGACATCACGCAGGACTCTTTCGATTTTTTTCTGTTCGGGGATTTCCCCGCGGGCCAGTGCGTTCTTGACGTCGCTGATCCGCGCCTCGTCGTTAGACGGGAACGTCACCAGGCTGACTTCCCAGAGGTCGATTTCTTTCAGCAGAAAGGCTTCTTTGCTCCGGTCGTATTCCCAGTCTTTCAGGACGTACCCAATAGAAAGGCCGGTTAACGAACCGGCCTTCATGTGTGCATGTGCGCGTTTTGCGAGGGGATCATCATCAATAAGCAACCGTCCCCTGACGTAAAGCCCGACATCGTCTTCCTTCATTTCGGTGTAAACACCGATGGGTTCATCCATGCGGTGCTGCCAGAGCAGCGCAGGTAACGCTTTTCTGTCACTCCACGCCCGCAGGGAAGCAGCAAATGCCCCGGACATCACCACATCATCGTGGCTGTCCTTTACACCAAAGACGGAGCCATACCCTTCAAACTCACCGGAGTCACTGACAGATTTCAGACTCAGCGGTACATCAAGACGTTGTTTCGTCTGCATTGGCGTTATCCTTCTGCTTACCGGCTTTACTGCCATCGGAGGGTTTCGTGGTCATGTTCATCGGTGTGAGATAGACATTCCCACCGGGACGCGGATTCATATCTTCCAGGTCGCGGCAGTCATTGGGAGAGTAAATTCCCCAGTTAATCCCGGTGGCGTAGGCTTCAAAACGGGACTTCATATCCCCGCGCAGTAACGCCCCGGCGTTAAATTTGGCGTAATAAACGCCCTGCTTACTTTTTCGTACCAGTCCGGTGTTGATCCGCTGTTCGATGCGGGTCAGATACGGCACCAGTGAATAGTTGATAAATCCGAGCCCCAGTTCTTCGATATTGTTGAAGGTGGCGCGATCGGTGTTCTGCACCATGTGCAATGGCACCCGGAACAGACGACAGATTTCTTCAAGCTGAAACTTGCGGGTTTCCAGGAACTGGCTGTCCTCTGCGTTCAACGCCATCGACTTCCAGTCCAGCCCCATCTCAAGGATCATCGGGCGGTGAGCATTGCCAAGCCCGGTGTGACGCTCCTCAAAATCTTTCTTCAGGCGCTCATAAGCCTGATCCGACAGCGTCTGCTCTGTACGCAACACACCCGACGTCACCGCGCCATTGCTGAACAGTCTGGCCCCGTGCTCTTCGGTCGCTGCCGCCAGCGATATTGCCTCGCGGGCATAGGCGATGGGATTCAGTCCCACCAGACCGTCCAGCGTCAGCGTGCGCACATGCCAGATATCTTCCTGGCTCAGTACATCCGTGGAGCCGTCCGGAAATGTGACCTGGTAAACCGGTTCCCAGCTACTGTTAAGCTTCGGTACCACACAACCGGGATCGACGGGCAGCAGTTCAGCCACTTCGCCAAATGCTTTCACTTTGTAGGCGTAAAAATTTCCCCGCAGGCACAGACAGGTGACCACCAGCTCCCAGAACTCCTGCGGCGTCATATAGCTATTGGGATGCGTGGAGATCAGTTTATGCAGACGTTCGCCGGTGGCTCTCTGCTTCAGGCTGCCGTTCAGGTGATACAGATTGCAGGGCAACATCCCGACCGACTCTGCCAGCACTCTGACGCAGGAAAAAACCGCCGTCAGTCGCATGGCCCGCTGACTGCTGATCTGCTTTCCGGTATAGGTGTCGTAGGACAACCCGATGGCATCCGCCAGCTCTGCTGACGTGGTCACCGGTGCGTCACTTTTTCGTTGAAATAATCCCGAAAAGAACACTATTTACCTCCACCAACAGACAGCTGTGTACGGTCGAGATATCGCGCCACCAGCCACGACCAGAACAGGCACAACGCCCCGGCAACAACAAACCCCGCCGGGGGATAAATCAGCCAGGCACCATACGCCAGCAAAAGCGCCCCCAGCACGCCCACCAGAGGCGCGAGAATCAGCATGATCATAATTACCTCAGTTAAAGCGAGCGGATCCCATAGGACTCAATGTGGTCAGACAGCGTGTCTTCTTTCTCGTACAGCATGGCTCTGCCAACCGCCATAATCAGCGCAACTGCACCGTCAATTTTGTTTTCCGCCTGCTCTTTGACGGGCTTCACCACATCATCGTTACCCGGAATGGTTTTGCCGACCACGTTGCCGATACACCAGGTCATGATGGGATTGCCATCATGATGAAAGCGCCCCGATTCAATTGCCGCTTCCAGCTCTTTCATCGGGTCGGACATGTTGGTGTAGTTCTGAATGATAGTGATGGGGTTCAGGTCTTCATCAGCAAGGTCATGTGACAACCCGGTCGCCCCGAAGGGGTCGATGGGTGACTCACTGACCGGACTGATTTTGTTCGCCGCTTTGGCCTCCTCGAGGATGTAGCGATAATCCACCTCCGCACCATCGGTAACGGTCAGAACGCCCATTTCCACCCATTTCTGAAAGCGTTCGGCTGTCCGTCGATCTTCATTTTTCTCGACGCTGTACACCGTGTCATACGGTACCCAGAAACGCGGGGCCACACTGTAGTAATGCGTTTTACCGTCAATCTCGCGGGTATAAAGTCGCGCCATGCTGTTCATATCCAGTTTACGCGCCAGGTCAAAGGCCAGAATGCACGGCTGCCCCTCGAACTGCTCAAGGGTCAGTGATTTATCCTCGCAGCTCTGCCAGCTCACCAGGTTGAAATACGCCGAACGCGCCGACACCCAGATATTGAGGTGTTTTGTTTTAAAGACGTTTGCCAGACGGGCGTTATTTTTCGCACGCTGCTGCTGACTTAACAAAAATTCGCGATAAACCGACACGCCAATATTTGGATTGGCTTTTTCCAGCACCTGCGGGTCGGTCCAGTCGTCACCTTCATCAACGGTATAGATGATCCCGAACAGTTCATCGTTAGGCACCGAGCCGTTGAGCATCTCGATGACTTCCCGCCGTTTGTCGTAGCACGGCCCCTCAATGTTGTACCCGGCGGTAGTGATAGCCCACATCAGTGGCTGACGTCGCGCCCCCATCCCGGTAAGCATCGTGGTGTAAAGCGCATCTGTGGCGTGCTCGTGATATTCATCCACCACCGCACAGTGGGGTGATGAACCATCACCGGGGTTACCGATCAGCGGTTCAAAACGCGCACCATCCTCCGGACGGTTCATGTTTGAGGCGTTAACCTCAATCCCGAACGCTTCCATCAGCATGGGTGTGCGTTTACACATCAGTCTTGCCGGACGAAAGACTTCCCATGCCTGTTTCTCCGTCGTGGCACCGGAATACACTTCCGCGCCGAACTCGTTATCACAGGCAAAACAATACAGGGCGACACCGGCAGAGATTGCCGATTTGCCGTTCTTACGTGGGATTTCGGTATACACCTCACGGAAGCGGCGCAGCCGGGTACCTTTATTGACCCAGCCAAACGCGCAGCAGATCACAAAGAGCTGCCACGGCTCCAGCGTGATGGGCATCCTCTTAAATGCCCACTCACCCTTGGTGTGCGGCAACAGCTGAATAAATTTGGCGGCCCGTTCAGCCAGGTCCTTGTCGAAGCGGTAACGAAACGACTTATTTTTTTCCGCCATCAGGTCATCAAGATGGCGCTGGCAGGCCTGAATCACAAACTGGCAGGCAACAATCTTTCCGCGCACGACATCCCGGGCATACTGATTTGCAGCATTTACGTTGGGGTAAGATTTCCGGCTCATGATTCGATAATTTTCAGAAACGGGTTAGTGGCTTTCTTCTGCCCCGCCAGGCCAATCAGACGCTGGCGGCTGCTGGGGTCGAGTCCGAGCATTGCCCCCGTGCTGCTCATCTCGGACTCCTGTTCTTTTTTGGCGGTCAGCTCCGGATTTTTGACCCTGCCGCCCATTGCACCGGTGATGGTGTTGCCCTGTATGGCAATATTTTTCACGGCACGTCGCCAGAACTCATAGGCCACGCACCACCGCTCAAGTACCGCCAGGTCAGTCACGCACAGCAGGCCCTGACCGCAGAGTTCTTTGGTTGTCAGTTGCCACATGATCGTGGCGAGAGGGAGATCTTCTTCAGCGAACCACTCTGGTGGCTCAACACCTTTGATGGGCGTAAAAACAGGTTCATCTTTGTTCAGGGCTCGCTTGCCGGGGTTTCCGGCCAGCGTCTTGCGCGCCGTTGGCTTGGGGCGACGCCCGGAACGCCCCGCCGTTCCAGCCATATGCGGCACTCCTGGTTAAATTTCATTTTTCGCGGGTATAAAAAAACGATGGGGCGGGCAGTCCGGAAGACGTCAGGTCACAGAGATTTGACCCGCCCCTCCCCTCAGACAGTTGAGAGTTATTATCACTTAAGCCGTTCACGGGCCGTCTTCGCCTTATGACACGGCCAGCACAGACTCTGCAGATTACTGTCGGCATCAGTGCCGCCATGTGCTTTAGGGATGATGTGGTCAACGGTTTTCGCTTCACGCGCCACACCAGCACGCAGACATAACAGACACAGGCCTTTGTCACGCTTCAGGACACGCACCCGGATACCGTCCCACTTCGAACCATAACCACGCTGATGGCGGGACTGGCCCGGCTTGTATTGCTTCCAGCCTTCACTTTTGTGGCTTTCGCAATAGCCTGACGGGTCAGTCGTGGTATGGCGGCAACCGCGGACGCGGCAGGCTTTTGGTGTTCGTGGTGGCATTGTAAGATTCTCTTCGGTAGTGTATATGCAATAAACAAATGACCTGTATGAGATCTCATTCTGGATAGATAATGATTGACCATCACAAACCTAAGGTTGTAAATGTTACTTTGAAATCAACTTAAAATTGGTGGACATCAAATGAGTAAAGACAAAAATGCACCTTCTCTGCCCTCTACAGGGATTTATATTGAAAAGGGTTTTGGAAATCACCTTTCTAACATAACATCGGTAGGATATGACGTAGGCATTCGCTTCGATGAAGCTTACAATAATAAGTTTTCTTCAGTTCAAGTTATCAGCTTAGACGCGCTAACTGTGTTAGAACAAACTAAAATTCAATTATTAAACTTGAACATTGATGAAAAATTAAAAAATGAAATTAATAACAAACTTGACGAAATTAAAACGGCTCCATCTAAAGAGAGCGCCTCAAACTCATACATTAAATTAATGTCATCACTATCAGATCATGTCACTGTTCTTACGCCACTCTGGCCGCATTTATGTACATTAGCTGGTAGCCTCATTGCGTAACATTATCGCAGGTACTCGGTGAATGCCTGCTGTAATGCCTGCCACACTCTCGCAGTGGCCGCGCTCATGCCCTTGAAACCATGTGTCAGAGGTATCTCGTGAATCCCTCACCACTAACCGAAAGCTGACCGGCGATCAACCTGGGGCACCAGCGCGCTTCTTCCCGTTAACCCTCACCAGCGCGCTATCAGCTTTTTACCTGAAACTGGCTACCAGCAACTTTGGGTATTCGGGGCAGCGTAATTACTGCTGCATTGGCACTACTTGCCGCGGTCTTTCCGCTTTACAGCTTTATGGCCAGCTCCTCTCTGCCTCAATTTTATGAATATCAGCTTTATCCCTATTACAGGCAGCCAGAGCCGACAACAGACTCACATTCAAATCCAAGCTTCCACCGTAGGTCAATGGATCAGGAATAACCGGTTGAGGGGTTTCAGCGGTTAGGTTCGCCGGTAGTGGTACCGCCGGAACTGGCACGTAAACTATCCGCGTACTTCCGCAACCGGTCAGCAGCGGCGGCAGGCACAGGACGTGAAGCACAATCATCATCCGCAACAGCCACTTTGATATCTTCCTGGGTTCTCTGTGACTCCAGTGCGATCTGCTGTTTTGCATGCTGGTTAACCTCTATAACTGTATTGACGATTTGCAGTGATTGCAGGACGTTACGGGTAATGGCTGTTGCAGATTCAACATTTTGTACAGCCTCATCAGCACGTTTCTTTTCGTGCTGATATTTGCTGTAGTAGTGGTTGGCAGACCAGATGAAAGAACCGATGACAGTAAAGAAGAATGCAGCGATAACCAGCTTATAGCTCAACTTTATTTACCACCCCACCAGCCTCTTTAAACCGGGAAATCAGGTCACCGATTTTATGTTCATACTGACCGTAACCAGCACCCGGCAAAGAAGCCCAGATATTACTGCAACGGTCGATTGCCTGCCGGATATCGCCGCGATCAATCATCGGTAAAGCGCCACGCTCTTTAATCTGCTGCAATGCCACAGCGTCTTGGCTTTTCGGAGAGAAGTCTTTCAGGCCAAGCTGCTTACGATAGGAATCCCACCAACGGGAAAGAAGCTGGTAGCGCCCGGCTGCTGTTGATTTGAGTTTTGGGTTTAGCGTGACAAGTTTGCGAGGGTGATCGGAGTAATCAGTAAATAGCTCTCCGCCTACAATGACGTCATAACCATGATTTCTGGTTTTCTGCCGTCCGTTATCCGTTCCTTCTGACCATGCCACCATATCGAGGAAAGCCTTACGCTGAGGATTAAGATTTTGCATTTTTCACCCCTGTCAGTCGTTCCCAGAAGTACGTCAGTGCAACCGAACCCATCGCACCACTAATCCCCGCTGTCGCGAGAATCATGTAAATACTGAATCCACTTTCGATGCTGATCAGGCCACCAATAACACCGGTGAATCCTGATACCACTATCTGAGCCAGAGCATTTATCCAACTCCACGTTGCTTTACTCTGCTTCACATCTATCAGGTAGCGGACCAGACCGCCCCAACCTGCGATGATCAGCAAAACGAGCCAGAACGCTCCGGCAAGGCTCTCTTTTTCGTGCATATGAATAGCCAATGTTTCGCCGCCGACAAAAGGCCGGGACGTTAAATGTCAGAAATCAGGCTCACGGGGTAATTTAACGACAAAGCACGGAGTTGATGCTCCCCGCAAGCCTGGAATAAAAAAGCCAGCATGTAGCTGGCAACAGAGGGTTAAGCAATATCAACTCAACAGCTGAAGACACCCTGGCTGGGGTACGTTGGAAGGATACTCACCGCCCAGAAACAGAAAAGCCCAAGGCTTTAAACCTCGAGCTTGAATTTGGATTACTGCCAGTGCGTACAACATTGGCAAAATATCAGATTTATATGAAATATATGCTTTTTAATCCAGCTTTGCAATATTTTGCTGTGAAAATGTCGCCTTTTGTTTTGAACGTGTTCTCGTTAGAAGCAATAAAGCTTCGCTATCAAGCTGTAGAAAAATGTGCTTCATTGCAACCCAGCGTTCAGTGAATGTCTCAGACCAGTTTTTTGATGTCACTCCCACCAGTGACGCCAGTTCCTGGTATTCATAAGCCTCACGCCCTGCCAGTTCGCTCTTCACATCCTGTGCCGCCAGCCAGATCAACTTCTTCAGGCGTTCCAGTGTCTTACCTGCAATTTTTCTGGTACCCAACAGAGTCTTAAACTCGCTCCATGCCCACTGCGTTATGGCAACCTGATGCTCCCAGCGAATATTTTCACTGTAACTCCACAGCAACCATGCTTTCTGATGCTCATCGAGAGACAGAACAGCGCGGCGCCATGAAGAGGTTGAAAACTCGACCGGACTGATCAGGGCGACAGATGAACCTTTTGCGTACGACTGTTTACCGGAAATCGGCGGATTATCCAGCATAATAATCTTGCCAGTTACCTCATCCAGAATGCGTCGCTTCTTTCGTTTGTATGTACCAGTATCAAATTGTGCATGCTCCAGCCAGGCTTCAAGCTGGCCTTTCGTTGCTCCGCTCAAGTCAGCGGTAGCCACCATGAGTTGCTCGCGGACATACTGTAAATATTGGGTATTCATGCGGCAGCTCCTTTCAGTGTTTTGGCGTAATTCCTCAGTATTCGGTAATCGGTCAAAACAGAACCGGGGAAACGATATAAGCGCAGGCGCATCCAGCGGTGGCGAAGACGTTCTGCCATATAAGACTCAAACATCATTCATCTCCCAGTTCAGTGATGGTCAGCTCCAGCTTTCCACCTTTGGTAACGGGCATCTTCACAACGCGGTAATCAACGACCTGAGCATCATCCAGCCAGAAACCCGCTTTGGTGAGTGCGTCAAAAGCGGCCTTTTGTAGATTATCCAGGTCACGGCGACGGCGATCCGGCATGTGACACTCAATGCGGATTTTCACTGGCATAGCCAGGCCGATATCCAGCATTGCGTTTTTAATGATTTGAGCGACGTTATCGCGGTATGCCTGTCCCTCTGCGCTGACGTGCGTGCGCCCGCGATTATGGCGGTAATAGCGATTATTGCTCGGAGGCCAGGGTAATGTGATGCTGTAGGTATTCACGCCTTAATAACCCCCTCTTTCAGCCAGATAACCTGTGTTCTCGCCATACCTTCCAGCGCGCATTCTTTTGCATATCCAGCGTCAACAAAATGCGTGCGACGGTCGATCTCATCGTGACAGGCAGAACATGCAATGGTGGCAATCAGGTCTGGCGGTTTGGTACCGGTGCCACACAATCCAGCCAGCCGGATATGTGCCAGTACAGACGTTTCAGGGTTGCCATTACATATGCCAGGGATTCTTACCTGGCATTCCCGACCACGCGCTGCTTTTCTCAAATCAGCCATGATTCCTCCTTGCTGCCAGTCGCAACCATTTTTTATCAACCAGGCTGGCGGTATACCCTAGCAGTGTTGGTATTTCGGATGGCTTCAGCTCAGGCTTACGCTTACGACGATTTGGTACTCTGTAGATGTGTCCGTTCATGACCCGAATAAGCGGTGTAGCCATTACGCCTCCTGCTTGTCGCGCAGCAGCTGGAACTCGCAGCTCTGCGGAATAGTCAGGTGGCAGCCAATATTCATCGCCCAGGCTTCAACCTTACACAGGAAGACATACATCTCTCCGGTATCAAGATCGGAGGTATGGCGTAACGACTGGATCGTAGTGATTTCGCCGGTTACGACATCAACCAGGTCCTTGGTTTCATAACCGAGGTATGTGTGTTTGAGAGCATCTTTTACCCATGCTGCAGTAGCGAACGATTTCCCCCTGCTGATGAGGTACTCACTGATTTCGCTGTACCACATGTGGCTGAGTGCATTCTGGGAAAGACTGCGTCTTTCGCGCCACGGTTTAAGCACCATGCGAAAGCATTTGCCGTCCTCCAGATAAGGCTGGATCTGCTGACCGATAGCAGTGAAGTTACCACGATGCAATTTGATGCCGTCTTGTGGGAGGTTCACGCTTCACCTCCGCAGAGGTCAAACGCTGGATGCAAAAAATCGCAGGTGCATCTCTGCATCTGTGAAGGGAGAAGAGAGTTTGGATTGTATGTGCGCATAAACGTCCCCGTTTAGCGCAGAAGTCACCGGAGTTGTTCAGGCTCCGATGACATGATTATGGCGAGTTGATTATGATGAATCAATAGGTTCTTATGTCAAATGAACACTAGATCCAAAGGAGGGTAACAATTATCATAGCCAATGAGATTAATCTCATTTTTAATAAGGAAATTTCATGAAATATTTCTCAACTGGTTTTTATGTTTCAAACTCCACATCTCTAGCTGAGATCTTTAATGAATGTTTTTCTTGGGTAAACGACTCACCACATACAACTTTTATTCCAGCACAATTAGTATGTGATTATAAAAGCGAGGAGTACTTCATAGAGTCTAAAAATGAAAGAATTGATATAATAACTTATAAAAACAAAGATACTAGTTTAGGCTGTTTTAGGTATTCGAAAATATCTGAGCCACACAAATGGGTAACAGATATTTCAATTAATAAAAATCTCAAAACTGATACCATGTGGATTCAGGTGGAATCTAGCGTTGTAAGCCAAGATGCAGCTTATCTAGCCCCGCAACCTAAGAAACCATTAGTTGTTATGAGATTGATTGATAAATTTTCTGGTGGTCTTGATGATATTTTCAAGGTGTCAGTCGAACCTCATTCCTTAGATGATACTGATGAACATTTAAATATAGCAGCTAAAGTTATAAATGGTGAAACTGACAACAGACTACCAATAATATACGTTAGCTCCAAGTATTTTTTTAATGAACATGCTCACAATATCATCCCAGAACGCCTTGCAAGAAAGGTATGCGGATTAGCACATGTATTAATTGAGCCTAGCAATAGACTATTTTCTATTAAGCTAAAAAATGAGACAAATGCTAAAAATGCCTATGCTGGTGCTGTTGGTATCTATTGGCCACGGGGTCAAAATATCAGTTTTTATCGCCGTGGTGAGAAAACCGCAAAAGAATTTGAAGATGAGTTATTTGATGATGTTGTAAGAGCTACGACTACAATGGCTCCTGTCTCAGATAGTGGATGGAGTGAGATACAAACCAGAAAAACGAAAGACTCTATTAACTCACTCAAAGAAAGAGGAGAATACACACGCGAACTGATGGCGCTTTACGAAGCCGATAATGTTGCGAAAGATGACCAAATAGAAGATCTTAAGCATAAGATCTCCTCTTTAGAGCACAGAGTACGCACTCTTCAATCACAAGCTTCAGCCCAAGGAAGCATTGTGCTTAATGCTGGTGAAGAGACTGACTTTTTTGATGGAGAAATCAAAAATATAATTATTGACGCACTAAAAACTGCCATAAAAAATAAAAATGAATTTGGTAGAAGCTACCATATCTTATCATCCCTAATTGCCAATAATGAATACAATAAAGAAACCGAGAGTCGCCGCCAATTACTTAAAAGGACTTTAACAGGTTACAGAAGCATGGATAGCGCAACACAAAGAAATTTAAAGGACTTAGGTTTCAGTGCGTCAAGCGATGGAAAACACTGGAAGTTAACATATAATGAAGACCCTCGATATTCCTATATTTTACCTAAAACAGGAAGTGACCACAGAGGTTCTTTAAATGCTATCTCGGATATAGCAAACATTATTTTCTAATAAATTTCAACAGCACTCACAAATGAGTGCTATTGTTGCCACTGAATTACTCTATTTAAATTCAACTTTTATCCCTTTGTTTAGCAGGGCATCAGAAACTGCCTTTTTTGTAACATTTACCCCTGCAAGCAATGCTTTATGCATTGGTCCCTTAAAAATCTCTACTTCTTCTTCAGTGAGTTTAGGCAATGTAATATAAATAACATCTTTCATCTGCTTGTTTTTATAGCATGAGCTTCTTGTGTGCTTACAATCGATATTTTCTTTATTTCCCAAAACATCATCCCCTTTATAATTCAGTTCCACACATCAATTATTTAGTTATCACGAATGTCGTAAAACTAAAATTAGTAACAATAATTGCTCATACCTACTCTCTTCCATATAAAGCCAACACCCGCTTCATCGCGGCACTTTGACGACACTCCTTAAAAATCAGATTCGTGCTCACCTTTCCTTCCCGTTCTTCTCTGGTAGCGAACCGGTAATACACCGTTCGCCAGACCTTACCATCAACGACCAGGATTCCTGCCCGCGCCATTTTAGCCGCAGCCTGATTTATACTGGTTACGGTTGCGCCTGTTACCGCGGCAACGTCCTGCGCACAGAAGTTCTTATGAGTCCCCAGGTAATGAATAATTGCCTCTTTGCCCGTCATACACTTGCTCCTTTCAGTCCGAACTTAGCTTTGATTTCTGCGATCTTCGCCAAAGCCTGTGCACGATTTAAAGGTCTACCGCCCATGACAGGAAGCTGTTTTACTGGTTCAGGTATCGCCTCACCACGGTTAATTCGCGCGGTCATACAGGACAGTTCATCGGCAGCCTTGCGCCGTAATTCCGCATCAGTAAGCGCATTGGCCCGCATGTTCTGGTACAGGTTGGTAACCAGCCAGTAGTGCGCGTTTGATTTCCATGGATAAGACTCTGCGTCCGGATACAGGCCACGCTTCCGGCAATACTCGTAAACCATATCAACCAGCTCGCTGGCGTTTGGCAGCCCGGCGGTAACGGATGCTTCTTCCCGGCACCAGGCAACAAACTGCCCGGGTGATGGCAGGAATGGTCGATTCTGCCGACGGGCTACGCGCATTCCTGCGTTAACCTGTTCCATTGTGGTGATCCCGTTTTCCCGGAAAGCCAGAACCCACTGGCGGCGGATTTCGTTCAGTTCGTTCTGATCCCGGTTAGCCAGGCTCGCAGGGAAAGTTGCCAGTAACTGGCTGAACACACCATTGATGATCTGCGCTACCTGCTGTACCTGCGGCTTTTCGTCGTACTGTTCCGGCATGTTGTTGGCGATCCGGCGCATCTGCTCACGGTCAAAGTTAACCATCTGTGCGGCGATGTTTTTCATAAATCCACCCCGTAAATCCAGTCAGTGTTCGTCAGGTCGAGTTTTGGTTTGCCGGCTGTCACGCCAGCCTGTTGCTTGTTTCGGTTGATTTCGAGCTGGGTCCACTTGTCGCGGAGTTTGGCCGGACTCAGCACGTTACCGGACCAGAAGTTGTCCTGGCATGCCCAGCGGAACAGCACGCACATGTCGCGGTGGTTACGTCCGTCACGTTCACGCATCAGGCGGATATCGTTAGCCCACCCAGCAAAATTCGGTTTTCTGGCTGATGGTGCGATAGTCTTCACCATGTCAAACATCCACTCTGCGGCGGTCAGGTCTTCTGCTGTCCCCCACTTGCTGCCGCTCTGAATTGCAGCATCTGGTTTCACCACAGGAAGATCGTTTTCTGGTTGGTCAGAGGATTCGCCAGAATTCTCGGACGAAAAAGGTTTTATATTGTCTTTTGTTAGTTTGTCTTTTGTGTTTACCTGATTCGGGTAAACGCCTTTACCTGATTTGGGTAAACTTTTCTTACCTGATTCAGGTAAATTTACCTCTTTCAGGTAAACTTTATTTTTCTTACCTGATTCGGGTAATGTTGACCATTCACTGACCACATTATTGATGCCGATATTCCGCCCGCTCTGAATAAGAATCCCACGCTTTACCAGAACGCTTTTTGCAGCAGAACACTTGTGCGGCAATATCCCGGTCAATTCGGAAAGTTGCTCGTTGCTCACCCAATCCAGTTTTTTATTAAAGCCATATGTTTTGCGCATGACAGCCAGGAAGACCAGAAGCTGGTGCTGTGTTAATCCTGCCAGCATTACAGCTTCCAGCAACTCATTTGCAATGCGCGTATAACCATCATCGAGATCTGCCACGCGCCGCTCCTTTTGTGCCTCATCCGGCACTGGAAAATTGAATATCTCAGCAGTGTTTGCCATAATTCCTCCCGCAATGAGTGTGTTACGATTTGCACCTGAAAGTCGGTTCTGTTCGCGCAGACCGGCTTTCGCCATTTCTGAACCTGTCATATTGCCCCCAGCATGGTGGTGACCATCGCCATCAGTGGACCAGCCAAATCCGGGTCCACACGAAACATCGACACAATGCCTTCACTCATCTCCTTCAGTTTCTGGTGGCGTGGTGCGTTGAGAATGACAGCCTGTTTTGCCTCACTGAGTTCCTTTTCCATTTCAGCCAACCTAGCCATGAAGCTATCCTGCTCAACCAAGTAACCACGATATTCCAGCGGTAGTACCGCCAGAATTGCCGGGGTCAGTTCACGCACGTTATTTCGGTATTTTTCAGAATCGAATTTGTTATCGAGGAAGCGGAACAGCTTCTGGCGTGCACGGCTGACATCATCAGGGAAATCGATGGTGCCGCCGCCCTGCTCCCGATACTCATTCACAATGAGTGCGGCAACAACATCCTGATTATCTGCAGCCGACCAGGCGCGGACGGCATCACGGATTTTTTCGTGGCCTGGAGCTTGTTTTGTTTGAGAACGATTTATCACCGCAGTCGGGCTAAATCCGCTAGTCTGTTGGTATGTAAGTGGTTGCATAGTCATTGCCTTATCAGTTAACGCCGCAGTTTAGGCGGCAGAATTACTCGCGTTAAACAATGGTGCGAGGTCGGGACGAATATCTGCTGGTTTAATCTTTCCACCAGTGGCTGAGACAATTTTCATTACATAGCGGGCATCAATTCCGCCACCGTGTAGCCAACGCCAAACAGTGGGTTGGGCTACACCGCATAGATCTGCCAGTCGTTTTTGACTACCTGTAATACTGATTGCGAGTTGAATGGTTTGATTTGTCATTATCAATTCCTATTGGTATTGCAATGAACAAATAATAGCAATGCGTATTAAGCATAGCAATAGCAAAACGTGTTTTGACCATCGATACGCAAGCGTATAAATTAAAACTTATGAAAAAAGAAACTCTTGCTGATCGCTTAAACCTAGCGATGGAACAATCTGGAATGTCTCAAGGCGCTCTTGCAAAGGCGTCTGGTGTAGCTCAACCCACAATCTGGAGACTGACAAGCGGCAATGCACGCGGATCTACAAGAATTGTCGAAATCGCTAATGCACTTGGGGTTCGCACTGAATGGCTTTCCTCAGGCATAGGCCCTATGAGGGATAATGGCGTTCAGCCAGGAAAACCGGCGACCTGCTCTTCCAAATACTTCAAGATTGACGTTCTTGATATGGAAGTAAGTGCAGGGCCAGGCGTCATTAACCGTGAGTTCGTTGAAGTTTTGCGATCGGTTGAGTACTCCCATGATGATGCGCGTCACATGTTTGATGGCCGCAAAGCAGAAAACATCCGCATTATTAACGTGCGTGGCGACAGCATGTCAGGAACGATCGAACCAGGTGACCTGCTGTTCGTCGATATCAGCGTCAAATCGTTCGACGGCGATGGGATTTATGCGTTCCTCTACGACGAAACCGCTCATGTAAAACGTCTGCAAATGATGAAGGATAAGCTGCTGGTTATCTCTGATAACAAGAGCTACTCACCGTGGGACCCGATCGAGAAAGACGAGATGAACCGAGTGTTCATCTTCGGGAAAGTCATCGGGAGCATGCCGCAGACGTACAGGAAGCATGGATAAAAATCTTGCTATTTATATTCATGAATACCTGCCCCCTGATTAACTCCACGCATCACTTGATATAAGGCACCAAAAATGAGTAATGATGACAAATCTGTAAGTGATGAAGTATCTGATTTTCATAATAAAGTGAAAAATATTACAACCGCTCAATTTTCTGCATATTTAAAGCATGTTGGGGCAAATCATAACTGCTTATCTTGCGGTAAGGCTGAACTTATAGCAGTGCAAGACTGGCATTGGGATAAATTCAACAGCAAGGAAGGGAAAACAGATCTTAATAATATTGAAAAATATACTGTTTTAAGGCTTTACAAGGTTGATGCTCCACATAGTAATGAGCAATGGAATATGACAAAAGAAAACTTAATGGATTATGAGTTTAGAGTGATATGCAAACATTGCGGATTCGTTACAAGTTATTTGGCATGGCTTGTTTTCTACTGGCTAAAGAATAACGAAGTTGACCAATAATGACATCCGGGCCAGAATAAATGAATCCTTTTGATAATATTGCTCCTCTTTTCCCTGAGGGGGATGATAGAAATAACCATAAAAACGGTGGTAGTGATGGTGGGGGGAATGGCATGCTCGAGGTCAGAGTTGCAAAACTTGAAGCCGACGTTGAAAACATCAAGATAAACTTAGCGGAAACTCGCGCGGATGTGAGAGAGCTGACAAAAATTACCTCTTCTATAAAAACTGATGTTTCTACGATACTTCAAAAACTTGTAGATATTGACGAAAAGTTATCTCATAAAGCAAGTAAGGATTTTGTCGAAGTAAAAACAGGTAATTTAAAGGCTTGGATGCTCGGAATTCTTCTCTTATCCGTTGCAATGCCAGTCATAACTTTGCTCGTAAATTTATACATGAAAAAACCATAACCCGGCCACCGCGCCGGGTTTTCTTCCCCCCTTCCCCAACACACTCAACGTCTAAAAAACAACCACAATCTCACTTCAGCTATCGCTACGCGATGCAAACCACAAAATAAATTCTTTTTGCTATCAATGATTTAATAACCAATCGCATCAAGCAATAACAATACGTATTGATATAGCCAATAGCAATAGCTATTATCATTCCATCGCAACGACACAGCGATGGGGCAACCACCAGTTCACCCGCTTCACCGTTGCGATGACCGCTTAGATCCGCAGCTTGAATTTCAGCAGGTTCCGGGGAGTGCGAGGGGTGAAACGGACGTGTGAACGTCGGTGTGACCATCTGGAATCAACTCAACACTTCATACCTCAGTCGCTTCACCGAGGCGGCTTAGTTATGACTAACGGCGGCCATCCACCGCCAGATTAAGCGCAGAAGTCTTCATATGTTCAGCAGCCCAGCTTACGGGCAGGAGTTTTTATGGTTCATCAACATTACGGCACACAGACCGTCAATCGCGGTGCCGTCCGGCCAGGAATGCTGGTTAAGCACAAAGATGGCACCTGGACAGCATCAGCTAATTTACGCGGACGGCTATATCTGCATCGCGGCATCGAGCGCACTTATACCCGTGATTTGCTCGTGGAAGTTTTTCTCGACGGACGCGGTAACGGCCTGAATCACTAATCCCCTTTCCTGTTTTCCTAATCAGCCTGGCATTTCGCGGGCGATATTTTCACAGCCATTTTCAGGAGTTCAGCCATGAACGCTTATTACATTCAGGATCGTCTTGAGGCTCAGAGCTGGGCGCGTCACTACCAGCAGATCGCCCGTGAAGAGAAAGAGGCAGAACTGGCAGACGACATGGAAAAAGGCCTGCCCCAGCACCTGTTTGAATCGCTATGCATCGATCATTTGCAACGCCACGGGGCCAGCAAAAAAGCCATTACCCGTGCGTTTGATGACGATGTTGAGTTTCAGGAGCGCATGGCAGAACACATCCGGTACATGGTTGAAACCATTGCTCACCATCAGGTTGATATTGATTCAGAGGTATAAAACGGATGAGTACAGCACTCGCAACGCTGGCAGGGAAGCTGGCTGAACGTGTCGGCATGGATTCTGTCGACCCACAGGAACTGATCACCACTCTTCGCCAGACGGCATTTAAAGGTGATGCCAGCGATGCGCAGTTCATCGCATTGTTGATCGTCGCCAACCAGTACGGCCTTAATCCGTGGACGAAAGAAATTTACGCCTTCCCTGATAAGCAGAACGGCATCGTTCCGGTGGTGGGCGTTGATGGCTGGTCCCGTATCATCAATGAAAACCAGCAGTTTGATGGCATGGACTTTGAGCAGGACAATGAATCCTGCACATGCCGGATTTACCGCAAGGACCGTAATCATCCGATCTGCGTTACCGAGTGGATGGATGAATGCCGCCGCGAACCATTCAAAACCCGCGAAGGCAGAGAAATCACGGGGCCGTGGCAGTCGCATCCCAAACGGATGTTACGTCATAAAGCCATGATTCAGTGTGCCCGTCTGGCCTTCGGATTTGCTGGTATCTATGACAAGGATGAAGCCGAGCGCATTGTCGAAAATACCGCATACACTGCAGAACGTCAGCCGGAACGCGACATCACTCCGGTTAACGATGAAACCATGCAGGAGATTAACACTCTGCTGATCGCCCTGGATAAAACATGGGATGACGACTTATTGCCGCTCTGTTCCCAGATATTTCGCCGCGACATTCGCGCATCGTCAGAACTGACACAGGCCGAAGCAGTGAAAGCTCTTGGATTCCTGAAACAGAAAGCCTCTGAGCAGAAGGTGGCTGCATGACACCGGACATTATCCTGCAGCGTACCGGGATCGACGTGAGAGCTGTCGAACAGGGAGATGATGCGTGGAACAAATTACGACTCGGCGTCATCACGGCTTCAGAAGTTCACAATGTGATAGCAAAACCCCGCTCCGGTAAAAAGTGGCCTGACATGAAAATGTCCTACTTTCACACCCTGCTGGCTGAGATTTGCACCGGTGTGGCTCCGGAAGTTAACGCTAAGGCGCTGGCCTGGGGAAAACAGTACGAGAATGACGCCAGAGCCCTGTTTGAGTTTACTTCCGGCGTGAATGTTACTGAATCCCCGATCATCTATCGCGACGAAAGT